CAGGCCCTGCGGGGTGTGTAGAACTGTCCCGTGACGTTGTCTATTGATTTGCGGAAAGCAAGAAAAGCGACAAAAGCGTTGGCCAGTGAATTGAACGCGGCGGTTTCAGGAGATCCAGACAAACGTGCCGTACCAGTGCTATATTTAAAGCCAAAGGTAGTGATGGCGGTTCTGTTCATCTGTGATTCATGTAACCGTGTCAGTTCGGACTGATACTCTCTCGGATACGCCCTTAACAGTATTTGCCGCTCCAAGTGTCTCAAAATGTGACTCACATGGCCGTCGAAACGGCTGAAGTCAGTATTCAAAACATTTGTTGCCTGCAAACATAATTCGGCCACTCTCGACGCCACTTCAACCGGTGGTTTGCCAAAGGCATACCAATCCATGGTTTTGATGGTGTCAGCAAGTGGATAAATAAACTGGGAGTAGTCTCTCTTGTCAGGTCCACAAATTGTGGAAATGCCGCGCGGATCCTTCGGTTCTCCATAAGCTTCGGCTTTAATGAACGATTTGACAGTGCTGTCGTACTCGTCATAGTTAGCGTACTCTAGGATTTGCCTCTGGGATGGGCGGCCCTGGCGTTCGTAGACTTCATCCAAGTCCGTGGGCTCGTGAGTGCCTCTTATTGGGAGGAAGCATTCAACAAATTCTCTTACCACGTTAGTTAAGAAAGGGGTAAGCGGGGGCGTTCCTGGCTTATGAGCTATGCTAGTGACGCGGCCTTTAATAAAGGCCTTGTCATTCGCCTCCGAATTAACCGGAGTGAACGCTGCATCAATGAGTGGATTCATGAACGAAACCAATTTATAGGTATCATCAAAATCCCATGGTGCAACACAATAGTCATACGCCTGGACAGCCCCAGCAACTGGAGCTACAACCGGTGGGGGCGATTTGTACCCCACCGCATCCCTGTGAAACCTGGTAAGTATAGCCGCACGCGATCTCTTGTCTCGCATGCTGATGGCATCATCAAGATCAGCGTCTATAAACGCTTGAACTGATGCTACTTGCAGGTTATTCTTGGTCAGGGTAGCCGTCGTCGCAATGGCCTCGTCATAACGACAAGGCACGATCGCGGCTTCGTACTCCCCACACAAGGATGTTGAGATGTAATTCTCAGACCCCTTCACTACAACCATTAACCTCGCATAACTACTTCCTGACAGAACAACGGACGGTGTCAGCCTTAAGAGAGGCGACCCGTCCATGTACTTGTCAGCAAGTGCCGCACTGGCCCACTCCCACCGCGCGAACGGTGTCAAAAGGACTAAGGAGTGGTGCGCGTCAACTTGTCTCGTATCAACGAGGTATGAAGTCATGCGTGTTGGTATACCGCATTTGTAACTGACAACCTTGAAGTTGTCTGCGGTATAATTCCATACGTGGTGGCGATAATGGGCACCACCTGAAGCTCTATAATCCATGGTGTTGTCCTCCATAAAAGTAAATGAATAATCTAAATTATTCCCCGT